ATAGGAGCCAGCCGTACCATTGAGGATGCCAACGCGGCCCGCGGACAGCGTACCGAAGTCGCTCGTTACAAAGAGGTTGGCTTCGCGGTCAAAAAGCTTATTCGTGGTCTTGAGAGCGCCGTCGTCAGAGTTGAAGCCGTTCTCAAGAACGAAGCCGACCTTCATGCCATTGCCGAGGTCTTCAGTGGCCTTCAAACCAAAGCGGTTGCCCGTGGAGTTGCCAGAGGACATTTCGAACTTGGAGACATCATCCTGATTGGCAACGTCAGCATCAATATTGGTATAGCGAACGCCCGTGTCGATACGACCATAGAGCTGAACATCAGCAGCCTGAGCGGAGAAAGCAACCGCGCCGAGAACGGCAACAGCAACGAGAGATTTCTTGAACATGGTAAAGAATCCCAAAGAAAGTGAGTGAAAGAGGCTTTTGCCAGAAGCCTGAGGGCATTCTACGAGGCGGGGGAAAAGTTCGCAATTCCTTCCTTCCTTCCTTCCTTCCTTTAACTTGTTGAAAAATATGGAGAAATACGAAAGCGAGGTGTTTTATTGATGAGATGAAAATAGGTAGTAACCCTGTTGCTGTAATGAGACAAAGAGCGGTTTCTGGAAGGGCTATGTCTTCACGTGCGCGTGTGGCCCAGGTGACTGCTCCCCGTCCGATTTGAAACCAACCTGAAGCTCCCTCGAGGTTATGTCTCGGGGGCTTTTTTTTGAGCGCGTGTGCTTGAAGTCTCGTTAGAGACTCAAGGCATGCGGGAGGTTATATGCCATACAGAGATTTAAGTGACGGCCAGATATTAGCCGCCGCAGGTGGTTTTGCGACGATCTGCGGCTGGCTTTCGTACCTGCTGAAGGTACAGGAAGGAAAGGCTTTCACATGGCGAGAGTTTTTGCTTCATGGTGCGATCAGTGCTGTGTGCGGTTGGATCTGCTGGGAGGTGCTTTTTTAGGAAGGGTTCCCGCCGCAGTTGTGTGGGGCCTTGAGCGGCATGGCTGGGTGGGGCGGCACGCGGGTGATCCGTCTTATTGAGGTTGTTCTGCAGAAGCGCCTTGGTCTGGATAAGGAGGATTTGAAATGAAGAATTTTGGCGAGTATTCGTCTGAGTCCGCGATGGACTTCATCGAGGCTTGGGAGGGGTGCCGCCTGCAGGCGTACATGTGCCCGGCGGGAATTTGGACGATCGGCTGTGGCCACACGAAGGACGTGACGGAGCACGACGAGATCACTTATGAGCAGTCGAGGGAGATGCTTCGTGAGGACGTCGAGGAGGTCAAGCGAGGGCTTGCGCCTTTCGTCAATGTTCACGTGACTGAAGGGCAGTTCGTGGCATTGGTGAGTCTGGCTTTTAACGTGGGAGTGAGCTACGTCGTGCACCAGTGTCCGAAGCTCATGCGTGCACTCAATGCTGGAGATGCGGAGGCCTGCGCTCACGAATTTCTCGATATCAACCGGGCAGGCGGCAAGGTGCTCGCGGGGCTGACCGAGCGCCGCCGCGCCGAGGCAAAACTCTTTCTCTCGGAGATCTGAACATGGTCTATCTGAAATGGCTGGCACTCATGCCTGCGTCGTTCATTATGGCAATCATTGGCCGCCTTCTCGCGCCCATCCTGCCTTTCTTCGTGGACAAGGAAACGCATCGTCTGCCGAGGTGGCTGTCGTGGTTTGCTACTGACGACAACGACGCGGATGGGGATGCGGGCCATTGGGAGAGATGGCCGGGCACTGATTGGTGGAGTACGGACAAAAGGCGCGTCGCCTGGCTCCTTAGAAATGTCTGCTATGGGTTCGACATTCAAGTGCTGGGCGTCCCCGTTCATACGTCTGATGACTGGGAGGTGACGGGCAATGAGGACGCGAGCGACACGAACGGCGTCTCGGGCACGTGCCGCAGGCGTTGCCGCCGCGACGGGAAGCTCATCGCCTTTCAACTCTATTACATCAAGCACTATCGCCTGTTCGGCAGGCCGTGCTGTGTAAGGCTCAACCTCGGCTGGAAACTGTGGGGATCCCGCGACAAATGTGCTCAGTACGTCGGGATCTATCTGAATCCCGTGAAGGGCTTCGAGTTATGAAGCACAAAAGGAAAAGCCGCTCGGTTGTGGCGACCGAACGGCTTTGGGGAGACCTTTTGAGACAGAGGTTCTATGG